CGTAGATTATTATATTCCTCTGAGCCTTTAGCTGCTTCTCTCTGTTCGAGCCTTAAATCTCGTACATTTTGCCCTATCTTCTTCTCCTCGATGTTGTATAGACGAATCGCTTCACTTAGTTTATCTATATTAACGCTACCCCTCTTTGCCCCTTCTGAAAGTCCTCTGTCTAGCGCTTCTTTGGTTTTTTCTATCGAGCTGATAGTCTTAGCTAACTCATCTCTGTTAGTAGTTAGCTCTTTGACTAGAGCCTTAAACTCTTTAGACGAAGGGCTAGCCTTCATGTTCCGAAGTACCTTTTCTAACTTCTCTATTTCGCTCCTAAGCTGTATTACCTTATCTACATCAGCTCTTACTCTAAAACTTAACCCTGCCATTTCTTTTTCCTCCTATTCATTAATTCCTTGCCTGATACCTGTTTTACCTTCTCTCCGTAAAGCGTTCTTAGCTTATCCTTTTGCATAACTAAAAGCCTAGCATAGGGTATTCTATAAACCACGTCATCGTATGTCATTTTTAGGTTGTCCATAAACGATACTATTTGCCCCTCCAATGTGCGATTTCCAACTACTTCGGACTTGCTATTAGTAGTGTTGCGTTCTTCATCAAAGAGGCAGATTGAAAAAAATCTTCTGCTCCCATAACAGATAATACCACAGCTGTAGCTTCTAGTAGCTGAGTGCCTGTTGACCTGTTAAGCCAATACGTGTAATACGCTCTTGATATAGCATTTGAGCCTAGTGCATGAGATAAACCCCTAATACAACCATCTTTGTTTTTTAGAATATCATCAAGGGTTATTCTATCTGCTAGGTCTATATCGCTCCAGTGTTCTAGTATTTTGCATATTCTATTTATAGTTGGCTGATAGACCCTAAACCATCTTTTGCCAACCTCAATGTTTTTGTACCTCTTTCCCTGTACGCTTCTACTTATTAATTTACTTGCTTTATTCATGGTCTAATAAAAAAAGGGACAAGGGCAACCCCTCATCCCTTATGGTTAATGACTTTGGTTAATAACTACTCTACTTCATCTGCATCAAACCAATACTCGGAGCTTACCTCCTTATTAGCTGGCTCTAGTGCAGCACCTGTAACTGCTAAACCAATAGCTTTATCGGTGTTAGCTTCTCTTGTTACTACATGACCTCTTGGGAATACCACCCATTGACCGTCTTTCGTTAATGCAAGTAAGCACTTCTCGATTGTGGAAACTCCTCTTGCTCGCTTCCAACCAACTACCTTCTCAGTTTCCTTGATTAGCTCTCCACCTAGAAGGTTTGCTTTGGTTTGATAGTCGTACTCTCCAATAGTAAACGACATTGTCAACTCTCCAGGCTCTACATCTTGGCGATATGCGCTACCTGTTAATTGATTCTTGTGTTTTTCGATGTTTGGCTCTGATTCATCCAAGCTCCACGTTTCTCCGTGAATGTTAGTTACTTCATCTGCTCCTGCAATTAGAGCAGCTATGTCAGATGGTTTTAGGTCTGACTGAACATTTTCCACATCTGTATATAAAACCCTTTTAATACCTGCTGCTGTTATCATAATTTCGTATTTAATGATTCAAATAATATTCTACAATTGACAAACCAACACTTTAGTTCCTTATCCTCTAATCTTGTTATTGAGTAGGTTTCATAAGCATAGGCTTGTCCGTTATATCTCCCGTATTTCTCTAATTTTGAAAGTGATTTCTCCACCTCTACAAGTCTTCGTGTGTTGGGTTTTCCGTCTATATTAGGAACTAGGAAATTAACCTCTACAAATCCACTATTCCAGTACTTGCTCTTGGATTGGTCCTTAACAATAATCTGTATTCGTTCACTAGTAACGATTCCTGTTGGCTCCGTTCCGTTTTTGTACGGTTGGCCAAACTCTCTTAAATCCTTGTAAAGGATATTTTCAACCTCCCCTGTTACTATCATCCGATTCTCTTTCTTAATTCACTCCTAGCGTATAGAGCAGCCCCAGTAAGTACATCGTAGCCCTTAGCTTCTACATATGGAGCATAAAACATATTGTTCCATAAATCCAGGCTAGCGTAATGTGTAACATGGAATTCATGGCCATGGCGGAGATTGTACGTCCAGTTGTTAAACCTCTGCGTATCTCTTGCATACTTAATAGCTTCCTTGGCTACCTGTTCGACCTCCTCACGAAGCTCCTTCCATCCAATTTCAAAGAACTGATCCACATCAGAAAAGTCATAATCTATATCCATATCTGTAATTGGTTAAAATAATTACACTCGGCAGACTGCACAACTCTCCCTTCTGCTCTAACTCTCTCTCCATCGGTAACTCTTACTACTGCTCCTGGCTCTACTTTTTCGCCCTCATAAACTATCTTATAAGCATAGGTAAAGGCTTCTCCATTGACAGATATATTATGATGCGTAATATTATCATCACATCTGCATGGACCAACCTCACCCCAACTGTTACTAGACTGAATAGGGTCTCCATTTTCATCAAGCCCACTACCTGCCTGTTTTATGAATAGCTTATGCGGTGCAAAAATCATAAGAATGTTATTTTAGGTTTTGAACTTAGCTTATCGTCTATCCCTAGCTCTTTACACTTTAGGGAATAATAATCCTTAATCCCTCTAATGTTCCAAGACATAGAAAAACCACTCTCTGAAATAGAAGTAGGTCGAAGTAAGAGTTCTGGGATGAATCTTACTATCGCCACTTCTACCCTGTGTTTAACTGCAGGTGTGTAATCAGTGTCTTCATCCCAAATAGAGATAAGGTCAAAGTCTGATAGCTTGATGCCAAAAGACTGAAACCTACCTCTTATAAACTCTCTTACTTTCATGCCAAATCTATAATAGTTATCTTGTTAGGGTTGGTTAGGTTAGGAACCCACTCACAACCATACTCAAGGAATCTACCCTCGTCTGTTCTAAGAGCGGAGATAAACTGCCCTCCTTCAAGTATAGTATACTCTTTATTTGGTACAGGGTCGCCCACCTCATATGGTGTATGCCACATCATCTTACCTAGTTTTTCAGACGGTAAAAGTGATATTTTATCATCTGCAAAACAGTAATCAGAGCCTCCTGTGTCATTGGCTACCATATCGTCATTGATGATGATACGGGGAAGGCCCAATCCCTTAAATAGAGCATTAGCCATATCAAGTGTCATAAGACCTCCTGACATTAACAACTCGTCCTGCCCAAACTTCGCCGTATAGGTGTTCTTTAGCTCATCAGATGCAAGGATGTGTTTATTGAAAGTCGATTGACGCATCTCCATAGCAACAATAGCACCCATAGTAGGCTTTAAAGAAGCCACTAAACCACGTAGGTATGTAAGCAGACTCTTTCGCTCTTCGCTATTTGGAGTTACCCTATTTGCAGGTAAATCAATATCTAAAGTAAGCTCTCCTTCTTTAGTTTTGCTCTCAACAAATCCTACTCCTGTGGAAACAAGAGAACCAACCACTAAATCCATACGCTTGTGTGGTGCAAGCCTTACTTGTCGCACATCGTCAACTATGTAGTCTATAATAGCGGATAAGGATGCTTGCTGCTCAGATGTCTTAGATTTATTAAACCTATCGACAAGCTCTTTGAGCATATCTAAGCGGTCGCTGTCTAGCTGGTACCTATCCCCTAGATTTGCGACCTCGCCATAGCCTGAGCCTAATGTTTTACGCTCTCTTAATGGCTTATTCGCATTTCTGTCAATAACAGTACCAGGAGTAACCCCCATTACCGTACCAACAAATGTTTTGAACGTGCGTGATTTCGTTTCTTCAAAATCAAGCTTCTTCTTCCAAAAGATTTCATCTTGATGAGTTACCATAGACCTGTCTATAACAGCTTTGATAATCGCAGATGAATTGAATAAATTTCCTAGCGTTAATTTCATATCTTACTCCTCCCTTCTTATTTGAATAAAAAACGACTTGTTAAACCTTCCTTATCCTTGTCAGAGATAGGAGTTGTAATAACTTCTTCGTTTACTTCATAAGCTTGCGCTACTGTTGTTACTGTTGCGCCTTCTTCAATTTTAGTTAGCGCATAGTTTAGTCGATTTGCCACATACTTTGGTGCTTTACCCGTGTCTGTTTTGGCTTCAAACAGGATATCTCCTACTTTTGCTGTCAAACCAGCTTTATCTAATGTTAGCGTATCAAAGTCGCTTCCTCTTTCAATAGATGCAACTTTAGCCCCCGCTTTGCCATCGCCTAAGACCATACCTGCATAGACTAGTGAGCCCTTGGCTACCTTAACCTCTGTAGTTTCGGCTGTTACCTCACTTAATACCTTTACGTTAATAACTGGATAAGCTGTATTAGTTTCTTTTTCCACATACAAAGGGGTTGCTATATGTAAATAGCTACCAATAGCCAACCGTGCTGTGTCTAGCTTGCAGCCTACAGAGTTTCTAAAAACCGTATCTGCTCTCCAATACTCGTGAAGTGGCTGTGCAGATGTTACATTGTACTTTACTCCTGCCATTTTAATCTTCTTTTAATTGTTCCGTACCTTTATTAATTAATTCAGCAATAGCATCTTCATCACTCTTCACTTCATCATCTCCGTTAGAAGGTGGGTTTATAGGAAAACCAGAGTTTACAAAGTCTTGACTTAAATCTTTCATATAGGAGTCTATGTCCTCCTCTTCTCCAAGATTAAGCTTTGTTGCTATACTCTCTGGGATGCCATACTCCCTAGCTTTAGTAGCCATAAGTGAAAGCCTTTCTTGTTTTGCCTTTTC